AAAAAAAACCAGTAAGGATTGAAATTAATGATGATTTAATAAAAAGACCAATTGATATAATGTCTCATTTGAAAGGTGGGGCATTAGTAATTTTTGATGATATTGATAGTATTCACGATGATAAATTAAAAAAAGAAGTAATTAAATTAGAAACAGATATTTTAGAAATGGGAAGACACAACAATATATATGTTATTTGTTGTAACCATTTAATAAATCCTAATGAAAGAAAATTTGGAAGAACCATTCTCAATGAAGCACACACATTTACATTTTTCCCTAAATCAGGATCAACATATCAGATTTCTTATTGTTTGAGAAAGTATTTTGGATTAGATAATAAATTAATTAATTATTTATTAAATTTTTCAAAAAGTAGATGGGTTACAATAAGTAAATCCTATCCTATGTATGTTTTATGGGAGTACGGTGCAGGAATTTTATAAGTAAAATATATATATGGAAAGTGTTTTAAAAAAATACAGAGATATAGCCCTTTCTGATAGAGATGTTTTGAAAATTGTTAAAAATAGAGCAAATCTTGTTTTATATTCCGAATTAATTAATTTTAATAATATTGATGAAGTATTAGGATTCTTTGGGGCTTCTTTCATTCTTTTTGAATCAAAACCACATTATGGTCATTGGTGTTTAATTTTTAAAAGAACCCCTGAGATTATTGAATTTTTCAATCCATATGGTGGGTTCCCTGATGATAGTCTTGAATATATCCCTTATAGTTTTAGAGTTGCAAGTAATCAGCTTTTTCCTATTCTTTCTCATTTATTGGATAAATCTCCTTATAAGTTGGAATATAATGAATTTCAGTTTCAGAAGAAAAAAAAGGATATTAAAACTTGTGGGAGATGGTGTGCTGTTAGATTAATATTAAGAAATTTAGATATTTATGAATTCAAAGAGGTTATTGATTATTTCAGTAGAAAATTAAAACTTAAACCTGATGATGTAGTTACAGTATTAACAATTTATATTAATAAATAATTTTTTCTTTATTAATATAAATGAGTTATTCCTGTCTGCAGCACAATGAAGATAATATTTATTTAAATGTAATTTTTCAAAATAATCCGGATGATCCAAATTTAGAGACTATTGCTGAATATAATGTAACAAAAACTCAACCTATCATAGATAAACCTTCTAATTATTATGTTTCTGTTATCAGATTTGATGTTCCTTTAAATGGTATCCCTCTTTTTATTGCTCCTATTGTTCCTAATCAACCTAATCCAAATTTAACTCCACTTGAATTTGGGATAAATGGGTTTACAACTAATGTTATTTACAATCCTGACAACAATCTTAGTCCTCCTATTCAGAATCAACCTAAACAAGTTATTACTCCCTATTATTTTGTTTATTCTTTTCAAAATTTTATCACTTCTTTCAATGATGCACTATTAATTTGTTATAATAATTCAGGACAACCAGGTGGGTCAGGCCCTCCTTTTTTTGTTTTTGATCCACCTACACAATTAATTTATTTAATAGCTCCAGTTGGTTTTGTTAATACTTTTCCAAGTCTAACAATTAATCAATATGCCGCTAATTATCTAGAAGGGTTTAGATTAAAATTCCTTAGTTCTAATTTACTTGAATTTGTTCTTGAAGATACAAATTATAATGGATTTTCAAAAATAGGTCAAAACATTCCAGTTCAGACTCCTCCCAAACATCTTGTAATAAGTCAAGAATACCCTTGTATGGATTATTGGCTTTCTTTAAGAAAAATTGTTTTAATTTCAAATACAATTCCTATTCATTTCGAATATATTCCAGCATTTGATTCTATTACAGGTGCTCAAACAGGTGTTACTACTTCTCTTCCAATTTTAACTGATTTTGTTCCTAATGTTGAATATCCAAAAGATGCAAGAAGTATAGCTGTTTATAACCCTCTTAGTCAGTATCGTTTAATTGATTTGAAAGGTGAAACCCCAATTTATTCTATTGATTTGAAAATTTTTTGGCAAGATAAATTAGGAAATTATTATCCTCTTTTTATTCAAATTTTACAACAAGCAAGTGTGAAAATAGTTTTTCTGAAAAAAAATTTATATTTAAAAAATTAAGGTTTCTCATTTTTGAAAAAAATTTTATTGGGTATTAATATAATGAGTCTTAGTTACGAAAGATTAGATGTGGTTCAAGTTAAGGATCCACTTTTGATACTTAAAAATAAAAGAGAATATGCAGTTTTAGATGGAGGTCAACAAGTTTCTTGGAAACCTTATACAACTACTTCAGTTTCTTCCTCATCTATTCAATTTTCAACTCCTCCTCCCAGTGGTGCAATAGTTGTTAACAGAAAACAATATCTTCTTATGCCTATTCGTCTTACTTTTACAGGTAATTCTCCTCCTCTTCAAAATCTTTTAAACCCTGGAACAGACGCTCCTCGGGCCTACCCACTTTCGTCTGCTATTGATGTTTTGCAGGTTACAATCAATAATCAAGGTGTTTCTATTAATCTCGGTGATATTATTCAAGGACTTCTTCATTTTAATACTCCTGAATGTCTTTCTCAACTTGATTTTTCAATGACTCCTAATCTTCTTGACCAATCTCAAGCTTATTCTCAACTTAATGGAACAAATAGAAACCCTCTTGCTTTTTATGGAGATAACTTAGATCAATCTATGCAAGGAAGAGGTAGTTTTCCTTTTGTTATTGTTCAAAATACACCTACAACTGCTATTGTTGATATGCTTGTTTGTGAACCAATTTTCTTAAGTCCTTTTTATTGGGGACCTTTTAATCAAAGTGGTTGGTATAACGTTACTACTTTAGATTGGAATATTACTTTTTTCAATCAAGCAGGAAATAGAATGTGGTCACATGATGCGGTTTCTCCACCTGGTACAACAATTACTAATATTTCATTTTCATTTAACAATTTTGCACCAGCGTTTAGTTTTGCTATTAATCAACCATTTTTGTTAATGCAATATGTTACTCCTAAAGCCCTTGATTTAATTCCTTGGAATATGCCAATTACTTATCCATATTTTGAAGTTTTGAGATTTATTACTGATTCTCAAAATGTTGTTGCTCCTGGAGGTACTTGGAATTTTGTTTCAAATAACATTCAATTAAATTCAATTCCTCGAAGAATTTATGTGTGGGTGCGTGAAAGAAATAGTGATCTTTTCTCTACTTGTCATAACCCTGATACTTATTTCTCTATTGAAGCTCCTTTTTCAGTTCAATGGGAAAATAAAAATAATCTTTTCTCTTCTGCTACAAAATTTGATCTTTACAAAATGTCAGTTAAAAATCATTGTAATCTTTCTTGGACTCAATGGAGTGGTGGTCCTGTTTATTCAACAGGATCATTTACTTCTAGATTTGGTACTGTTGGTAGTCTTATTTGTTTTGAATTTGGAACTGATATTGGTTTAGATAGTCTTGATGCTCCTGGCAAATTAAAACAAGCTATGCTTCAAATACAAGGAGTTGCAACTAATATAAGCAATCGTCCAATTACTCCTAGTTTATATATTGTTGTTGTCAATGAAGGTACATTTACTATTGAAGCTCTTGGTAAAGCTAGTACTAATATTGGGGTTATCTCCTCTTCTGATATTATGAATGCTCAACAGAACCCTTTCATTAGTTATAATGATATTCAATGTGTAAATGGGGGTAATTTCTTATCTGGTCTTAAAAATTTCGGGGAAAAACTACTTACTGGAATTAAAGATGTTTCGGATTTATTGAAACAAACTAAAGCTGTTAGTACCGTTACAGGTTCAATTCCTCATCCTACTGCTCAGGCTATTAGTGGTGTGGCTAGAAGTCTTGGGTATGGTCAGGGGGGATGTGAAATTTGTGAAACTTGCAGAGGTAAGGGATGTCTAGGATGTAGAGCTGGGGCAGAACTTTCTAGAAAGGAATTGAGAAAAAGAATGAGATAACAAATTAATATATAATTTAATTATATATTAATTGATGCTAAAGAAAAAGATTATTAGTAGTTATTCTTTACCGGCTAGAAAAGCTATTCGATTAGTTTCTTTTTCTCCTCAAACATCCCCTATTGGTAGTTTCTCATATAAATTGGCATTCCCTGGTGATATTGATGTTAGAGAAACTATTGTTGAGTGTTGTACTAAAAAAGAAGCTCTACAAAAAATTGCTAAGGATATTCAAAATATGGTTTTAAATATATTAAAATCACCTTCTATTTATTTTTCAGAATTTAAAGCTGGGTTAGATTATAGATTTCCTGATGATAGAAACAAATATATTATCCGTTGGAATTCTAATGATGTTCTTGCTGGTTTGAAAGTTTTAGATGGAGGAGTGGTTAAAACTTTAGTTGATGCTCTAGATGACCCTACTGTTGTTAAACTTGATATATGGGCTCCTATTGAAGGTAGATATGTTGAAGTCTCCAATTTTATGATTCTTCAAATGGTTGATAAAGATGGTAATGTGAGTTTTTTAAATGGTACCCAACCTGATTATGTTTCTTCTATCATAAATGATATCCGACAATTCTTCTCTCCTTCCCATTTAAACGCTTTTAAAGCTACTAAAAGAATGATGCTGTTAGCTAACCATTATAAAGATGAAGAAATGCTTAAAAAAATTGTCCCTTTAATTGAATCTGATGCTGGTTTGCTTTATCAAATTATTTCGGATTTAGATACTATTTCAGAAATGGTTGTTAAACTTGGTTATAAGGCTCCTTATGAATTTTTTTGGAAAGAATTAGATGAAATCAAATCTCGACTTTCAATAATTAATCAATTTGATATTGATGATGAGAAAATCAATCAGATTATTGATCTAATTGTTGAAAATAAATTAATTGGTAATGATTTAGTTGATAGAATTGATCCAATTATAAAGGAATTGTTGGATATCTTAAATGAAGTTGTAATGAATTATGATAAAGAAAATGGAATTTATCCTCCTCCCGAAAATTATTTTTAAATAAATTTTTATTTAAAAATAATTTTAACCAGGCAATTAAATCATTCTTAAATCTAATTCATTCAAAAAATTTCTCATCATCAGATTAATTTGTCTATCAGTTAATCCTAATCTTCTAAGTAGAAGATAGTAATTATAAACTTTTCTAACATATTCTTTATTCCCAGGATCTGATGATGGTTCTTCTATTTTTTCTTTTATTTTTTTTGGGTTATTTAGATTTTCTATAATCATCGTAAGTACCGATCTAACCAAATTATAATTTTTTATTTTAGGACCACGATAAGTATAACTTTCTAATGAATCTATTATAGAGTTTTCCGCTTTATTTATTTCTTCTATTTTATATATATTCTCTTCTGAAGTTCCTAGTTCTTTTATTATTTCTAATTCTAAAGATTCTTTTTCCTTTTCCTTTTCCTCTCTCAGTTTTTTTACTGATTTTTCACTTTTCTTTTTTTGTGGTTCTACTAGTTTTACTGTTTTTTTTCCTTTTATTTTTGCGGGTTCTTCTTCTTCTCCTGACAGTTCTCCTTCATATATTATTTTTTTCTGATCTTCTTTTTTCTGTTGTTCCTGCTTAGCTTCAATTTCAGCTGTGGGCATAATTGTTGGTTCAACTTGAATTGGAGTCACAGGTGGTTGTTCTACGGTTGGTTCTTCTACGGTTGGTTCTTCTACGATTGGTTCTTCTACGGTTGGTTCTTCTACGGTTGGTTCTTCTACGATTGGTTCTTCTACGGTTGGTTCTTCTACGGTTGGAATCACAGGTGCTTGTTCTACGGATGGTGTCATATGTTGTTGCTGGGGTAAAACTTCAACTTGTCCTTGTTCTGCAATCTTTTGTAATTCTTTAGCTTCTTCTGTTTGTTCTGTTTCAAGTTTTATTTTTTTTTCATCTTCTTTTTCCTGTTGTATTTGCATAGCCTCAAATTCAGTTAATGGTTCACTTGGTGCTGGTTCACCCTCTTCCTCTATTTCTGTTTCTGTAGGAACGTAGTCTGAAGCATACCAGGTTGTGTCAGGGTCAATCATTTTTTCCTCATTTACATATTTTTTAATTTCTTTAATTTCATTTATTTTTTCTTCTAGATCTTTAACGGGTGATTCTATAATTTCTTTTATTCTTTTAATTAAATTTTCATCATTGAGATATTGTATTCCTATTTCTTTTGCGTTTTTTATAAATTCATTAAGGGAAATTCTCGCATTCATAACATTTTGTGATTCTAATTGCTTTTGGATATCCTTTATTCTATAATAAAAATTTTCTATTAGACCTGTATAACGTTCATATTTTTTTATAAATTCTTCAATTTCATTTTCTAATGGTAATTCTCTTTTTTCTTCTAATGATATATCTCTTCCTTTTGCAATTTCTCTCAATTTTCTCAATAAATTCCTTTTTCTTTTTCTAATACTATCTAACTCACAAATTTTTCTAATTCTTTCTATTTCCTTTAACGTTTTTGCTTTTTTAATTCTTAATTCTATATCATCACAGAATTCTTTCTTTCTATTTTCTTTTTCCAATCTTTTTATTCTTGCTTTTTCTGCTTTAGATATATACCAACTCTCTGGAAGCATTATATTTTTAATAAAGAAAAAAGAATCATTGTGCTATTTCTGTTTCTTTTTCTTTTCCTTTTCCTTGTTGACGCTGAGCTTCCTCAGGTAAAGGTATTACTGCCATTTCTCTTAATTTTCTTAATAAACGCTCTTTTCTTTTTTGAAGTTCACCCATTCTACATATTTTTTCTAATCTTTTAATATCCTTTAATGTTTTTGCTTTTTTGACTCTTTCTTTATAATCATTACAAAATGTTTCCCTTCTCTTTTTCTTTTCTTCTGCTCTTTCTCTCATTCTATCTGCTTTTGACATCACCATATAATCTGGTATCTTTATTCCTCCTCTTTTTCTTCTTTTCCTACTAAGTACATGCGCAGCTTCAGCAAGAGAAGCACTTGGATGTAATCTCATATATTCAGAAATTGCTCTATTCCATGAACTTATTCTTTTTCTTCGGTAACCGCCAACAGGCACTCCACCAACTAATACACCTTCTCCGTAATCTTCGTCTAAATCATCACCATATCCGTATAGTGATCTTCTTCGTCTCCCTCGTCTTCTATATCTTCGTCTTCGTCGTCTTCCTCCTACTAACACTCCACCGTCAATATCATCGTCATAATCGTCGTAATCGTCATCGTCATATCCGTATCCTAACGCCGCTTTTCTGTTCAAAATATCACGTACACGTAGTTCCATTAATTCGTCGTCCATATATATTTAACTAAGATTTCTTTTTTGCCATTATCACTTTTATAGTTTTTGTTAAATTTACAAATTTAAAATCATTATAATCTTTTGGTTCTCTTAGCCTATATCGAATAAATCTAGTTGTTTCATGTGGTTTTTTAATTGGTTTAAGTTTGTACCTTTTTAGCCACTTTTTACTTCTTTCTTTATCCCAATAACCTTTATCAAATAATATAGATTGAATTTCATACATGTATATTTTTATTTTATATTTTCTTTTATAATTATATAATGAGTATCGCTAATCTCCTTGTCGATAATAACTACGATATTTTTGTAAATTCAATAAATATTAAAAATCCTACTCCAGTTTGTTTTTCTGCAAGGTCTAATGCGGCACAAGCTTACCCAAATGGACAATTCCCAGCTACTAAAATTAATTTCAATACTTCTATTATTACCACCCTTAATTATAATAATTCAACTTCAACATTTACCGTTCCTAAAACTGGTGTTTATTATATTTTAGGAAGATCTGGTTTCCTTTACAATATTAGTACTGCTCTTCCTGTTCAAGTTTCCATCACCATCAGAGTCAATAATAATATTGTAAGAACGGGTATTAAATCAGTAAACTCAATTGCCGGTTTTAATAGAACAGAATTAGTTGCTGAATTTCTTGGTAGTCTTAATCAAGGTGACCAAGTTCAAGTTTGGATGGAACAACCAGCAGGAACAGGTGCCCCAAATATAACTAATCCTCAGTCACCACAGGAAGATACTTACTTTTTTGGTTTCTTGTTGAAATAATTTTATTTTTTTACACTTAATAAGTTCATCTTGATATGTACTTATTAAGTTCTTCTTGTTATGCACTTTTTTAAGTTCTTCTTGTTATGCCTTTATTAATTTCACCCCCGTCGCTTCGCTCCTCCTACCCTTCGCCTTGCCTGAGCCCAGCCCTTCGCAAAGCTTCGCCCGTAACATTATTTAACGGACGAAGCTTTGCTAGGGCTGGGCTCATGGATTAATTGATATTTTTTATTGGATGTTCATTTGGGCTCTTTCATTGTATTTTATCATTTTTTGGAAGCAAAAAAAAAGCAGATAAGGCAAGCACTTTTTAAAAATTGACATTTTGATAGCCAAAAAATTACATTTTCAGAGCATGTTAAAAAATGGATAAGATTAATATTATGGCTCTTAAAATGTATAAAAATGCTCTAAAAATGTATAATTTATATAAACTTTTTGGACCTCTTAAAAATGTATATTTTATATAAAATTTTTGGACCTCTTAAAAATGTATATTTTATATAAACTTTTTGAAATACCACAATATATGGGAGTGCAGCCCCCTGCCCCAAAGGGGCAGGGGGCGAGGGCAGGGGGCTGCCCTCCCCCCTCAGCGGGTCTGTCAAAAGAACTTTTTTATTCTGAGCTTATATGATTTTTATTTTTCCAATTTTGGGATATTTGTTATTATCTTGTTTATGACCCTTTTTTTTATTATACTTTTGTTTGGCCTTTGTTATTTTGTCTTTTTCATCTGTTTTTCTTGATAGCTGATTATAATATATCAACATTTTTTTTAGTTCTTCTTTTGTTGTCTTTGGGTCATCTATTTTTTTTATAAACCAATATGGAATTATTACATTACTTTTTTCATTATCTGAATCGCTTTCAGAACTTTCTTCTTTTTTATCATCTTCTTCATCTGAATCTATTTCTCCTTGGTTTAACATTATCTTCTTCCTTTCTTTTAATGATTTAAAATATAATGGATATCCATTTTTCGCTAAAGATATTGTATTATAATAGTTAAATTTCTTCTCAGTCATATATATCCTCTCTCCATTCCAATCATAATATGGATATTCTGCTCTTTCCTTTAATGTAATTCTTTCTGGAATTTGTTGATGTAATGTATCTCTTATTAGTGTTTCATATTTTACTGCCTGTTGGTGTATTTTTGTTTTATTATGCGTTGATCTATTTGCCCTTGTATATTCTTTTCCACATAAATCACATGTTATTCTATCTGTAGGCTTTTTGGTTTTTTGTGATGGATCTAATTTTGGTCTTCCTACTCTTTTTGACATATTTTTATATATTATAATTTAATAATTTTATTTTTTATATAGTTTTATAATACTTTTATTAGTATTATAAAATTATTTATTATATAAAGATTTGTTTTTAATAATTTTATTATAATACAAAAAAACCAACTATGAGTTCTAAATCTGGCAAGGCTATTAAATCTGGCAAGGCTATTAAATCTCCTCAAAAAAACATTAAAACAAAATCTGGTTCTAAATCTAATATGTCTATTACTACGAAAGATAATAAATCTTCTCAAATAAACGTTAAAGCAAAATCAGGTTCTAAAACTGTTAAAAAATCTATATATAATAATAAAACAAAATCTTTTCAAAAAAATATTAAAGCAAAATCAGGTTCTAAAACTGTTAATAAAACTAAATCTTCTGAAAATAATCTTGTGAATGATTCCCCCTTTAGAATTATCGAAGATACAAATTTTCGGCTTCAGTCGCAAAAAGTTTTCCTTACTTATAAATATCATATTCCCTTTGATAAATTATATAATTTTATTAATAATTTATTCCCAATTAATCGTTATATCATTTGTCATGAAGATGGTGATGAACAACATCCATATCATCATACACATCTTTCAGTTGAATTTCAAAGAAAGATTCATGTTCGTAACTGTAGAATTTTTGATTTTAATTTTAATGATGAAATTATTCATCCTCATATTGGTACTACTCGTAATTGGCCTGCTTCATGTATTTATTGTTTGAAAGTATGGAAACAAAATCCCATACCTGAGAACAAAAATTGGCATTCTAACTTCGATGTTTTAGAATTTCTAAAAAATAATAAGCGTAATAAACATGTTCATGATTTTAATATCAAAGAATTATGTAAGCGTATCAATTCTTATAAAAGTATTTATGAAACTATTGAAAATGAGGCCCGTGAACTTAAAGATGTTATTCCTTTAGTGACCATTTATAATAATAAGCGTACAACAACTGAACCAGAAATTATTACATATTATGAAAATTGGGAACAGACTATGAGAAAATGGCAAAAGGATTTGTTTAATATTCTTAATTCAGTGCCTGATCGTAGAAAAATTTATTGGATTGTTGATGAAATTGGGGGTCAAGGTAAAACCGAATTATGTGCTTATGTTTCTATTTACAAGAAAAAGGATCTGTCTTTGACTATTTCTGCTACTGGTAGCCTTCGGGATATTTCGGATGTTATTCGTAATTGGATGGCCAAAACTGGCTCATCTCCTAAAATTATTCTTTTTGATATCCCTAGAACTTTCAATGATGATAGGCATAACTCAATTTACACTAATATTGAGAGTATTAAAAATGGAATTCTAACTTGTACTAAATATAAAGGTGATAGTATTGTGTTTAGTCCTCCACATGTTATGGTTTTTAGTAATTGGTTGCCTGATATTAGTTTTTTATCTAAAGATAGATGGATAATTCTTAAATTAATATCCAATCATGCCAACGATGAAAATGCTTTATTAAAGAAAATTAATATTGATAGTATTAAAAAAATTAAACGGAATGATGTTTTTGTTAATGATGAACTTGTATTCCTTCAAAATGATATTGATAATGTTAATAAAAATGAACTCTATGATGGTCTTGTTTTAGAAGATTTTGTTGTTTCTTGAATATCATATTATGGAATTCTCTTAGTAGATCTGGCTCATATAGACACAAACTAACAAAATATCATCAAATCTATGTCAATATAGATGAGAAAATATGATAAATATTTTTTAATGTATGATTAATATCTTTTTTTTGTCAATTAAATATAAATATGTTAAATTTAGAAAATGGTAAAGCAATTGCAATTATTCATGGTGGAAAATATGATTCAGAAATAATTTATATCGATGAGGATGAAGATAATGAAGATAGATACACAGGTGAATACCCATTTAAGGATAGATTGTTACTCCCAAAGAATTCTAAATTATTTCCATTGGTTGATTTAAATTCACGTCAAGTGGCTTATATTGCAGGTCCGTCAGGATCAGGTAAATCCACCTATGCTTCTAATTTAGCTAAAAAATATGAAAAATTATACCCTGATAATTTTATTTATCTTTTTTCTAGAGTAATTCATGATCCTGTTTTTGAATCAGGTTTTAAAAAAAAACCAGTAAGGATTGAAATTAATGATGATTTAATAAAAAGACCAATTGATATAATGTCTCATTTGAAAGGTGGGGCATTAGTAATTTTTGATGATATTGATAGTATTCACGATGATAAATT